CTTATCTTCATCACCTGCCGAAGCTGGGGTTATTGTAATATTTGTAATTGTTAACCCGGGTAAGTATTCTTCAACAGATTCTCTTATCTCCGCATCAATATCTGAAAAGGTTGGTCCATCTAAAGGTTCAAATATAAATTCATACAATCTAGTCCCAAAATCGGGTAGATAATATCTTGTCCCTTTGCGGGTCAATAATAAATGAATTAATTCTGACCTAATTTCTTGGTCACTATAACTAGTTAAATTTAAAAATTTACCATCAAAAGAATCCCTAAATGGGAATGTTAAACCATATGTTTGTCCGTCTGCCATAACTATAAATATATAATAAAGAAAAAATCACGAACATTGTCGTGATTTTTTTCTATTCCTTTATGAAGAACAACCGAAACACTCAAATTCCGATTCTTGAGTTTTAGTAATTACATTAACATTAGGTTTCTCAATAGGATTACTTATTTTAGACATATCAATTGCTAAATGTTTAGCACCAGTTGAAATGGCTTGAGTTCTCACATAATAACATAATGTTTTTAATCCTTTATCCCAAGAGTGAAAATGTGACGAAGATATTTTTGATAAGGTTGGATTCGCCATATAAATGTTCATTGATTGTGATTGGTCAATGAACGGAGCTCTTTCAGCTGCCATATCAATTAATTCTCTTTGTGATATCTCCCAAATTGTTTTATACTTCGCAATTAAATGTTCAGTTCTTTTAAGTTTTTTAAGATAATTTTTATCTTCAGAATCTAAATATTTGTTGAAATTAATGTGTTGGATAGAACCCCCATCAACAATAATATCATTTTTTAATTCTTCAGACCAAATACCTAATTTCTCAAAATCATTAATCAAATACTTGTTAACAATTAAAATCTCACCCCCAACAACACGTCTGTTAAATAACGCAGAATGTGCCGGTTCAGTCATTTCAAATGAACCAGTTATTTTAGCTGAAGACGCAACAGGCATCTGAGCTGTAAATAAAGAGTTACAAATTCCAAATTCTTTAACACTTTCTTTTAATGAACTCCAATCCCACATTAAATCAGATTGGTCAACACCCCACATATCAAATTGGAATACTCCATTAGACATTGGTGACCCTTCAAAGAAACTATATGGTTCATATTTACCATTTTTACATAAGTCATTACTTTCAGTAATCGCAGCAAAATAAATTGTCTCAAAAATTCGTTTATTCAATACTCTTGCTTCTTCAGATGTAAAAATATAATCTAATATATAAAAAACATCCGCTAACCCTTGAGTCCCAATTGCAATAGCTCTTTGTTCTAAACCACCTTTTTCACCTTTAGCTGTTGAATAACTATTGATATTAATAACCTTGTTTAAGGTTCTTGTTACCTTTCTAACTTCAGTATATAATAAGTTAAAGTCAAATTTCCCATCAACAATAAAGTTTTTCAACACCATTGACGATAAAGTACAGATAGCCGTCGTTTTCTCATCAGTATATTGGTAAATCTCATTACATAAGTTTGATTGTTTAATCACACCGATGTTTTGATGATTAGTTTTTCTATTAGCACTATCTTTTGAACATAAATAAGGAACACCTGTCTCAACTTGTGATTCAATAATCTTATTCCAAATTTCAGTCGCTTTAGTTTTCTTACCAAGACCTAACTCAACCGCTTTACGATAGTTATCTTCATATTCATCACCATAACATTCTTGTAGAGCTTTAATACCAGCTCTCTTAATATCATTAGGACAAAACAAATACCAATCCTCGTTATTTTTAACGGCTCTCATAAAGTTATCCGGAATCCATAAAGCGGTGAATAAATCTCTCGCTCTTAATTCATCTTTACCAGTGTTTTTCTTAATATCTAACAAATCATAAATATCTTTGTGCCAAGGTTCTAAATAAATTGCAGCACTACCAGGTCGTCTACCTTGTTGGTTAAAAAATCTTAAAGATTCATTAACAATTTTCAGATATTTTAATAAACCTCCGGCAAAACCACCAGATGTTGTAATACGACTTTCTTTACTTCTTTGGTTTGACATACATAATCCAATCCCAGCGGCATCAGATGAATACGTTGAAATGTCATTTAATGTATTCAATAACCCTTTTCTTGAATCAGCATCATTATAATGTAATACACAAGACGCTAATTGGGGAATTAAAGTACCAGAATTAATCATAATAGGTGTCGCTTTTGATATTCTTTGTTCAGATAACGATTTGTAATACTCTATCGCTTCTTCAAAAGAATCTGTAACCCAAAGAGCTATCCTCATATACGTATGTTGAGTTCGTTCAATCGCTTTACCATTTTGTAACTTTAATAAATACATTTCTTGTAAGGCTTTCCAAGCAAAATAATCAAAATTATAATCGTTATCGTGGTTTAATAGTTTTTCAACATTTTCAGAACCATAATTTTCAATAGTCTCAATTAATTTGTCGTGAATAACACCTTCACTATGTAATGTTAACATAGTATTAGCAAAGCTATCATAACTATCTTTATGATAAGATGATATCGCAACTGATGACGCTAATCTTGAATAGTCGTGATGACTTCCAGTATATGACGCAGCAATCTCGTATATTAACTTATCCAACTCTTTAGTTGTAATATTACCTTCAGTAGGAACTGAAGTAATTACTTTGATGAAGATTTCATCCGAATTAACATTCAGTCCTTTTGAGGCTTTCTTAATACGACCGTAAATTTTTTGGGGGTTAAAGGCAACTTCATCCCCATTTCTTTTCTTTATCTTTAATGACATAATAATTTATATATTTTTTTATTAAAAATCGTCAGTAAATGATAGTGTTTCATTTAATTTCGCTTTTTGATATTCAATTGTTCTACCTTCAAAAAAGTTTCCTTTAGTTTCAATAGCTATTTGTTCCATAAACTTAAATGGTTGTTCTACATTAAATTCTTTTTTACAACCAAATTTTACTAAAAGTCCGTCAACAATGAACTCTAAATATTGTTTCATCAAGTTATGGTTCATACCTATTAAAGATACGGGTAAAGATTCAGTAATAAACTCTTTTTCAATATCTAACGCTGATAATAAAATTTCTTTAATTCTTTTTTCAGTCGGTTTGTTCTCAATGTGGTTATTCAACAAATGAATTGCGAAGTCACAGTGTAAGTTTTCATCTTTAAAAATAAGACTATTCGCAGAACATAATCCAGGCATAATACCTCTTGATTTCATCCAAAATATTGCACAAAACGAACCTGAAAAGAATATACCTTCTACAGCAGCAAAAGCTATTAGTCTTTCTTCAAAAGTAGAGTTTTTAATCCAATCTAAAGCCCATGTCGCTTTCTTTTGAACAGCAGGCAATCTATCAATCGCGTGGAAACACTCATCCTTTTCCTCTGAGTTAGATATATAAGTATCTATCAATAAAGAATACATCAAAGAATGTATATTTTCCATCATTATTTGAAACCCGTAAAAGAATTTTGCTTCCGGATATTGGACTTCTTTTAAGAAGTTTTCAGCCAAGTTTTCATTAACAATACCATCTGAAGCGGCAAAAAATGATAAAACATTTTTAATGAAATATTTTTCATTATCTGTTAAATTTTCCCAGTCTCTAATATCTTCAGTTAAATCAACTTCTTCAGCAGTCCAAAAAGCCGCTTGGTGTTGTGTATAATATTCCCAAATATCCTTGTGTTGAATAGGAAATATAACAAATCTGTCTTTATTCTCTTGTAATATCTTTTCCATTTTACTCGTATTTTAGTTTTTAGTGTTTAATTTTCGTTTTTCAACCAAGTCTTTAATTCTTTGTCTATTTCTTTCTTCAGTTTGTTCTTCTAAACCTAAAAATGTTACAGAACTTTCGGTATCAATTTCTAATGTTCCATTATCAAATTTACAATTCTCAAATACAACACCATCATCACCAATACGAGATTTAGTAATAGCCATTGTAGCTAATTTCATCTCTTTTTGTTGTAATGATTTGGCAACAGAAATAATAACATGACCTACTTGAGCTTTCTTAATTGACCCACCCATTTGGTCTGTGGTTACAACATCAGATGAAATACTTGACCTATTTCCTTGTGTTGCTGTCCATCCAACTAAATTTAATTCGTGACACATAGACTCAAAACCTCTCATAACGGAACCTTCAGATTTCCATTCATCACCTAAGTTTCTATCCGGAACAACACAATCAATATAATCTAACAAAACCATATCAATTTTAACACCATCAGCGATAATTTTTCTAAGTTGGTTCTTAATCTGCGACATAGTCACCGTATCAGATGGAAGTTTTTTAAGGATTAACTTATTAGTCATAGTATTTTCAACTTCTCTAACTTTAGCCATTGCTTCTTCTTTTCTTTCGGTCAAATCATCAGGATGGATTTTAGTCCATAATGTAATGTGTTTTCTTTGAATAATCTTAGGATTATCCTCAAAGAATATCTGAACAACATTATAACCCAAATTAAACGAATGGTTTGCGATTTTAGTCAACAATGTTGATTTACCAACACCGGTTGGTGCTAAAATAACCCCAATTTCACCTTTCGCTAAACCCCCCTTTAAGAGCCTATCTATCCCAGGAATACCCATTGGTATCGGATGTCTATAATCTTCGTTTAAAACCTCGTCTAAATTGTAAAAAACATCAGACATACCATCTTCTCTTTCCCCAACCTGTAACGCCGTTCTAACTAATTGTTCAACGGTATCGTAATTCTCAAATTCACCACCATCAATAATTTTTTGAGCTTTACTCATAACCTTTTGAAGTTCTTGTTGTTTACAAAACTTCATCGCTTTTTCTTGTACAAATTCTCCGCCTTCAACAGAACACTCTTTAATTTTAGTGATTGTATCAATCACAATTTTAGCGGCCATTTCTTGTTGTAGTTCAGATTTAGTAATCTGTTCTAAAGTGTCAAAAGTAGGCATGTGTTCATATTTGACGTAGTACTCCTTAATCATCTGAATGATTAGTTTAAAATACTTATTCTCAAAATAGTTCGCCTCAATAACATCTATTATTGACCTTGAGAACTCTTTATCAATAATAATTTGGTTTAACAACTGTATCTGAAATGTACTTCCCAGATAATCAAAATTCTTTTTAGATGACATAATGTTTCTTTTAGTTATTGATAAATATTATCGTTTCAAAAGAACATCAGCATATTCAAAATTTAATTCTTGAGATGAAAAAGTGTCAGTCAAAGAGTTTAGTAAACTTTTCAAGTAAGGGCGGACATCTACAGTGTATCTAATCTTAGGCGGGTATATTTTAGCATCCACCTGTCTATGACAAATTGTCGCATCACCTTGCTTAATATAGATGTTAAAATACTCCGGACCTTCAATAACTGATGTTTCTAAAAGGTTAGGGTTGTGCATAATATCATACATATTATCAAGCATATAATTCGTGGTTTTAACCTTCAATTGGTCCTCAATATCAATCTTAAAATCATAAAGAATGTTATACAAATCAATTGAAGATTTAGCTTCAGGATTGAAGTCTCTAACATTAAAAAATCTTTGCACGATAATGTTATCGTTAACGGTCATTAAAAATTCTAATTTTACTGATTCTTGGTCTTTCATTTTTGTTTATTTATTAATTATTTAATTTGTTTGTGATTTCTTTTTTCTTTTCTGGTTAATTTTAGAAATGGTTTGACAAAATTTACCCAAGCATCATCACCTTTCGGTAAAAACTTGAAGAACCCGTCTTCCATCATCATTTTAATAAAATTCTTATATCCCCGACCATCCGGGTCTAAACTTTCTTTATAATACAACTCAACCAATTCTTTAGCATCATCGGTGATTAAAGGATTTGACAAATTTATGATTTTTTCGTTAATAAAAAAAAATTCTTCACCATAAATTCCAGTTTTTGTTTTACCCGATAATAAATTCTGTAAAGCCTTATTATCCTTATCCTCCTTTAGTAGAGTTTCAGCTTTTTTAATAATATCGGTAATTTTTACTTCAGAGTCAAATAACTCAGGAAATATTTTCATTAAAGTCTTTTCACCCAAATAATATATTCCATCAATATTATCAGATTTATCACCAGCTAATATCTTATAAGTCGTCATATTACAATGAGGTATATCGTAATGATAGATATTAATCTTATCCCCATTCTTATAAGTTTTTTTAGTTGAAGGTGAATATAATGATACTCTTTCAGATATTAATTGTGTTAAGTCCTTATCCCCCGAGAATATAGTTATATCCTCATTTTCTGAAATTTGACAATAATATGCAATTAAATCATCAGCCTCATTACCATCAATAATAATTTGACGAATAAAAGCTTCTTCTAGGTATTGTTTTACCCGGTCTTTCTGTTCCGTGAATGAGTTTTCTTGTTCTTGGTTTGTATCCAAGTTACGGTTTGACTTATATTGGGGGTAAATTAATTTACGAGCTGAAGAACTCTCATTACCATCCCACATAACAACAACCTTATCAAAGTTTTGTTCTTCAATAAATCTTCGTGTTGTGTTAATAAAATGCCAAGTCCCTCCCACATGTTTACCTTTGTGGAAGAAGTCCTTAACCCCTTTCACTCCGATTTTTAGGAGATTGTTGCCGTCAATAAGAAGTGTTTTGGTCACTTTTCTTTTGTTTTCGTTACTATAAAGTTTTGTTACTATTTTTGTTATTAACCCCAACTGATTAAGGTTGGGGATTATATAACTCTATCTATTCATCATCAGGTTCAAGAACACTTAATGAGTCTTCTTTGAAGGATATTTCACCTTCACCACCTAAGATTTTACTCCAATATCCTGAATATTCTTTTTTGTATTTATCAATCGCTACTTTATCATCTTTAATATAGCCTTGTGGTACAGCAATAATTTTACCATCCTTAAAAGCTATTCCATTAACATGATTTTTCAGTATTGATACCTTAGTTCTAATAGCATAAGATACAGTTCTATTATTTTTAGTCGCTGTAATATGATTAATACCTGATTTCTTTTGATTACCAAATAAGAATACAATACTTGACGCTAACCATAATGCCTCCCCACCTTTCGCTTTAATTTCCGGTTGACCAAAAGGCGAATCCGGTAAATCTACCCAAGGTTGGTTAATAACAACCATTGTATTGTAATATGGATAGTCTTCTTTTTTTGATTTTGATATTCTTGAATGGATTCCCATACCTATCTTATCTGAAAGAGCTGA